CGCACCCGCTGCGCCCACTGCAAGGCGAAGTTCCAGCCCGAGCGCCCCAGCCAGATCGTGCACGTCGAATGCGTTGAGGCATGGACTGAGGCCCAGGCCGCCAAGCGCGAGAGAGCCGAGGCCAAGGCCGCCCGAGCTGCTGCGAAGGTGGAGAGGGCAGAGACACGCCGGCGCAAAGAAGCGATCAAGACGATCCCCGACTACATCAAGGAGGCCCAAGTTGCATTCAACGCCTACATCCGCGCCCGCGACGCGCACCAGCCATGCATTTGTTGTGGACGGCCACTTGGTGATGGTGACGTTGGAGGCGCCTTTGACTGTGGGCATTACCGCTCAACCGGGAGCGCTGCACATCTGCGTTTCGACGAACGCAACGCGCACGCCCAACGCAAGGCCTGCAATCGTTGGGGTGCAGGAAGGGCGGTGGACTACCGCATCGGCCTTGTGGCCCGCATTGGGCTGGAGGCTGTGGAGGCGCTGGAATCGGACAACACCCCCCGCAAGTGGACGCGAGAAGAGCTAATCGCCATCCGCGACACCTATAAGGCCAAGCTCAAGGAGATGAAGGGATGCTGACCCGCGAAGAACAGGATTCGATCATGCAAAAGGTCAAGGCCTTCGTCCGGCTGCATCTCATGACAAAGCGCAGGCTGGAGCACTCCGAGATCAGCCCGCGCCAGGCCAAAGAGCGGCTGGGGCAGGGCGAAGACGACCTCCGGGATTTTCTGAAAGAAGTGGGCTGAGGCCGAAAGGGAGAACATGCTGAACGATGACCGCCGCACCATTGACGAGGCCTACACCACGGCCATGAGTTCCACCGACCTCCGCTGTGATACGCGCGATGGCGCGCCACGTGGGGATGCTGACGTGCTGATCGCGGCGGGATGGAGCAAGTCCCGCCTGGGCGGCGCGCTGCTACGCCTACACACAGAATGGGATGGAGCCGAACACGCGCGGGTGGCTAGGGCCGCGGACTTCCAGCAGGACGCGCAGGCACGAGGCCCGGGCCAGCATGAACCACAGACGCCAGCCCAGGTGAAGGCCGCGGCGGAGCAACTGGCGCGCCGTGCCAACGAGCAGCAGGCCAAGCTGCTGATGGCCCACCTCAAGACCCTGCCCGCCGTCCGCGAGCAGCTGGCGCTGGAGTTGGTTAAGTGGGAGGTGGAGGATGCCGAGGCAGTGGCTTTCGCGGTGCTCCGCTGGTGGCTGTCGCCTACCTGCCATGCTTGTCATGGGCGCAAGTTCGAGGTGATACCCGACACCGGGCGGCTCTCCAGCAAGCAATGCAAGCCTTGCGGCGCGACGGGGAAAACTCGTATCCCGCACGGCGAAGCAGGGCGGAAGTTGGCGAACTACATGGACGATTGCGTGCAGATTGCACGCGCGTCTATTTCGAGGCGACTGCGGGCAGAAGGGTCCAGCCCTTCCAGCTCTTGGCGCGTCCGCCCTTGATGTTGAGGATGCCAGCTGTAGCGTTGCACCACTCGCCGCCTGTCCCACGCTTTCCTCCGGTGCGTTTCCATTGCACATCGGCGAGGGCAAACAGAGCCACGTTCCCCCGCACGAATTCATAAAGATTGCGGATCTGATGTCGCTCGCCATTTGGCGCCACTAGTACCCAATCCACCGCGTGTATGTTGGCTGTGCCACGCCCTGCGTTGGGGGTCGTCATTGCCGCTGCCGTGGCGGCAGGCTGAGTCCGCGCTGACTGAGCCCTGCGCTCTGGCCTGCGATTGATCTCAGCAACATCTGGGCGGATCCACCGCGGCGAACTCATCGGCTTGCCATACTGGGTGCGGCGCTTAGCCACGGTGTGAACCGAAGCGCCAACTTGCAGCGCCAGGACTGTATTGGATTTATCCCAATCCAGGGCAGCCCAATCAGTCAGCTTGCGCATCGAGAGCCGCCTGCGCCTTGCTCTGGTCGAGCATGGACACCGCCCCGGCGCGCATCATCACCAGGTTGCCCGTGGCCTTGTTACGCGCCAGGGCGCCAATCTCATCGCCGCGCTGGACGGTGCCCAGCATGTCCCAGCCCGGCAGCGCTGCGTGCTGGTAGAGCCGCCAGGGGCCGCCCGGCGTGACCGTAAGCCGCACCCTGTTGCTCACCACACGCTCTCCCGGGTGTCCACGTCGTAGTAGTCGCCATCGATCCAGGCCACTTCGAGAAAGCCCTCGATATCGCCGCGCTCCAGCAGGGCCACCTTGTCGTTGATGGTAGCGTCGGCGGTGATGTACTCGGGCTCGACGCCGGCCAGTTTCGCCGCGGCAAGGCTGTGGTGGCCATCGAGCACCACGCGCACGACAGCGTCTGCAACCTCGAAAACAGGGGAAACCAGAACCTCGAAATCACGGGCGGCCAGCTTGGCGGCGACGATCTCGTCGTCAATATGGTGCTGGCTGGTGATGGTTTGCATGTTGTTCTCTTTGCCCCTCATCCCGGGAGGCGCCGGTGGCAATCAATCTCGATCACCATGAATGCAATTATGTTTTGTTAGGGCTCTAACGTCAAGTGTTTTTTGCTGCCCGATTCATTTTCTTTTGCGCATCAAGCAGGGCGGCGCTGATAACGCCAGTCTCCGTTGGGCCGTACCCCGCCGCGAGTAATTCAGCCAGTGCCTGGGCTGCGTCGGGCTGGAGCATGCCGCGAGGGATTGCGCGCCCGCCAGCAGCCTTAAGACGTTCGCGAGACGCGGCCACTCGGGCAGATAGTGATGTTGCCATTGACGGATGGTAGCGCGCTAACGGAAAGGCTTGCAACTTCTTCTGTTTCTGTGATAATGCATCCGTCGATTGCACTGCCTGCTGAGGCAGTCGCCCGCGAATCTCTGTTGAATGTCACCACGCAACAGCCTGGCAACGCCTGTAGCGACGTGGGAAGACCTAGATAGGAGAACTCGCCCTGAATTTTTGAAGCCCGCACGGTTTGCCCTGCGGGCTTTTTCATTTCCGCCGCGTGCCCGAGAGGCCGAAGGGTGACTAGAGCAAAAGGTCTGCGCGGCGCCTAGAGCCAATGCGCTTGACTTCCTGGGTTCGAATCCCAGCGCGGCAACCATTCCGCCACCACCAGGGCGCATCCACCACGCCTCAAACCGCCAGGGACGCCATGCCCTCGGTGGTGGCAACCTATTGGAGATCGCGATGACGCAGAAGGTGATGCGGTTCAACCCCTACACAGGCCAGCCGCGTGATCCTCGGGACATCGCGAGCGACCCAGAGGGTTTGCTGATGGTGGCGCCTGGAAAAACAGACATGCTTGCAGCCGTAGTGCACGGCTGCGCCGTTGTCCCCAATGCAGACAAGGACCAGGCCACGCGCCAGAAGGTGGAGATCCTCTTCAACGGCGTGCGCCGTCTGGTCTTCGTGAACGGGCGCCAAGTGCGGCAGGTTCTGAGCATCGAGACGCCGCGCTCCGTGGACGAGATGGCCGGGATTGTCGAGCTCAAGTTCATCGCTTCCGAGATCGTGGAGCGGGAGATCAGCCGAGAGCAGTTCGATGCGCTCATGAAGAGCTGAACATGGGCCAGCGCCCCATCTTCACTCCAGTAGCCAGCACTGGCCCACGCCCGAGAGGTTTGAAGGCGTGGACTCTCCTGCCCTGAGCTGTCGGGGTCAAGACTGGCGCACAGAGAACGGCCCGCCTCTCCCATGTGGGAGTCCGAAGAGGCGCTTAACTCAACCAAGGAATACCATGAGCACCTTTGCAAAGCGGCATGAGCTGACCGCTGGTATAGCTGTGGCGGCAGTGTTCGGTGGCTTCGCAGCAATCATCCTGACGCTGGTGTGGGGAGCCTTCTGGTCGGGCCTTGCCGCATCGGTGCTGTGGGGTTGGTTTGCGGTCCCCATCTTCGGCCTGCCCGCCATCGGTGTAGCGCAGGCCTACGGCATTGCTCTGGTACTGCAGAGCTTCCGGGGCATGATGCCGCCCGAAGATGCCAAGACGGGCAGATCGGTCGGTGAGGCATTTGTGCGCGGCATCACACTGCCGCCGCTGACGTGCGGCGTGTTCCTGTTGTGTGGTTGGGTGGCAAAGGCCTGGGCATGACCATCAAGCAAGACCTCACGCGCGAAGCCGAACAACTCGGCCGCACTGTGCGCCGGGCGCTGTCCGACTTCGCCAAGGAGACGGGTATGCAGGCGCACATGGACATTGAGTGGATCGCCGGCCAGTATTCCGGCGAATCGACCACGACAAACATGGTTGCTCGGGTCGTCGTGAACGTTGCAGGGCTGTCAGTCGAGGCGTGACCATGGCATCCATCAGAAGCATCCGGAAGATGCATCAGGCACAAATGGCATGCGCCATTGAGGCGCGCAAGTTCAATGCCATGGTTCGTGGGCTGGCGATGGGCGTTGTCGAGCGGGCTATCGAGCGAGCCCAAGAGCGGGTTGTGAGGGCCATCACCAGGTCGTATGTTGAATTCGCAGGGCTCCTGAATGGAGTCGAGAGCGCTCCAGACGGGAACTTGAGCGGGCCAATCTTCGGCGATGGCTCAGGGGTGGCGCTGCTGGAGATCAGCGAACAGTGGGGCTCAACAGGTTGGGGTCGAAGGGGCGATTGATGAGGCTATTCTTGCGCCGCCTTGTTCAGGTTGTGCAGGTAGTACGAGAACTCGCCTCTGGCGTTAATCAGCGCGCCAACCCAGTTTGACGTCTTTGGGTTGGAGTTGGTTTTGGGCTTGAGGGCAATAGATGCCCGCCGGATCGCTTGGTCATAAAAGCAGCTTTCGGCCCTGGACATGGTGTTCCATCGCTTTACTGAATCGGCGGCTTCGGCCTTGATTTCCTGTTTCAGGCTTGTGTAGAGGGCCCGTGCCCGTTCAAGGCCGTCCGGGGTTAGCTGCGCCCCATCTTTGATTGCGTCAAGGACCTGTACGCATCTGCCCTCGTATCCGAGCATCTTTGCCCTGATAGCACGCAGTTCTTCAATGTCGAATTCTTCGGTCATCAAATCAGTGTAAGGGGTCTGCCATGGCACAACCGGCGGCGAAGGCCAAGCCGGCAGCCCGCCGTGGCAGGCCAAGCAAATTTCGAGACGAGTTCCCCGAGCAGGCGCGCAAGCTGTGCCTGTTGGGGTTCTCTGATGAGAAGATCGCGGCCTTTTTCGGGGTTAGTCTCTGGGAATTGGCATATTGGGCGTGGTGGAGTGAAGAGTTCTTCGTCGCTATTACGCCTGCCGATGAAGACCGGCGCCAGTGGGAGCGAAAGTGCGCGCGGCGGCGGGATTTGAGATCTGCAGCAAAGCGTAGCCGAATGGCTACGAGTAAGCACGAGCGCCTTGCGAACACCATTCGGGCCAGAATGTGGGCCGCCTTGAAGGGTAAGACTGGTGGGTTATCGCTTCGGCGTCTCGGCTACTCCGTGGAGGCGCTCCGAGCGCATTTGCAAGCCCGGTTTCTACCGGGAATGTCATGGCAGAACTACGGCCGGTGGCACGTTGATCACATTCGGCCTTGCGCATCGTTTGACCTGACTGATCCGGGTGAGTTCGCCGAGTGTTGGGCGCTATCCAACTTGCAGCCCCTTTGGGCGCTAGACAACATTCGCAAGGGGGCGACGTATGCCGGCGCCTAAAGGAAACAAGAATGCCGCCGGGAACAAGGGCGGCGGCCGTCCGTCGAAGTTCCTTCCGGAATACGCGGAATGGGCAGAGAAGTTCGCGAAACTGGGGGCAAAGGACGCAGACCTAGCGGAAGCTCTCGGCGTATCAGAGCGAACGATCAATCAATGGAAGATTGACCACGTTGAGTTTTCTGCGTCCCTTAAACGCGGCAAGCAGTACGCTGATGCCGTGATTGCGGATAGCTTGTTCCAGCGGGCCAAGGGATACAGCCACAAGGCCGTGAAGATCATGGTGGTGGACAAGGTAGTGGTGCATGAGGAATATACCGAGCACTACCCGCCTGACCCGACAAGCATGATCTTCTGGTTGAAGAACCGTAGGCCCGATTTGTGGCGAGACAAGCCAGACCCGGACAGCAGCGATGCGCCGGTCCTGCCTGTCAAGGTCGTGGTGCAGGTGGAAGATGCAGCTAAGCCCGAAGCTGAATAAACCGCAAGCGCGTTTTCTTGCCCTGCCGCACAAGTACCGCGCCTTCGTTGCTGGTTTTGGAAGCGGTAAGACTTGGGTGGGGAGTTCTGCCCTGTGCCGGCACGTCTGGGAATGGCCCAAGGTCACCAGCGGATACTTCGCGCCGACCTACGGCCAAATCCGCGACATCTTCTATCCGACCATTGAAGAGGTCGCAGAGCACTGGGGGCTGACGACAGACATCCATGAGTCGAACAAGGAGGTGCACCTCTACGGCTCCGGGCAATACAGGGGAACCATCCTCTGCCGCTCGATGGAAAAGCCCGGCGACATCGTGGGCTTCAAGATCGGCAAGGCGCTGATTGATGAGTTGGACGTGATGAAGGCGCAGAAGGCGGCGACAGCCTGGCGCAAGATCATCGCTCGCATGCGCTTCAAGGTCGATGGGTTGGCGAATGGCATAGACGTAACGACAACGCCTGAGGGCTTCAAGTTCGTCTATCAGCAGTTCGTGAAGGAGCTGAGGGATAAGCCTGCACTCTCTGCCTTGTACGGCATGGTGCAAGCCAGCACCTATGAGAACGCCAAGAACTTGCCGGATGACTACATCCCCAGCTTGTTGGCGAGCTATCCACCGCAACTGATCTCCGCGTACCTGCGCGGCCAGTTCGTGAACTTGGCGAGCGGGAACGTGTACCCGGACTTCGACCGGCGCTTGAACCACACCCAGGAGACGATCCGGGAGAAGGAGGCGGTGCACATCGGCCTCGACTTCAACGTGCTGAACATGACGGCCGAGGTCAACGTGATGCGCGATGGATTGCCTCTCACGCTTGCCGAGCACTGCAAAGTGCGGGACACGCCCGCTATGGCAAAGCTGCTGCGAGAGACGTACCTTGACAATGGCCACCCGGTGGTCGTCTACCCCGACGCCAGCGGCGGCAACACGAGCAGCAAAGACGCGAGCGAGTCGGACCTGAGCATCCTCAAGAGTGCAGGGTTGCAGATCGTCGTGAACCCTGCGAACCCGGCCGTGAAAGACCGGGTGAACGCAGTCAACGCCATGATCCTTAACGCTGAGGGTGAGCGGCGCTGGAAGATCAACACGGATGCCTGCCCGGTGCTGACCGAAGCACTGGAGCAGCAGGCATGGGCGCCAAGCGGAGAGCCCGACAAGACAACTGGGCACGACCATCCGCCCGATGCACAGGGCTACTTCCTCGTGAAGCGGTTCCCTATCGTGAAGCGTATCGCCACTGTCCAACCCCTTCGCATGTAGCCAATGACAGCAGTAAACGAGCAATCCACCGCGGTAAAGGAGATGGCGGCCAACTGGCCCATCATCGATGCGCTGATGGGTGGAACTGCGGCCATGCGCAGGGCGGGTAGATCGTTCTTGCCCCAGTGGCCGAACGAAGAGGATGCGAGCTACAACCAGCGCTTGGCGACGGCAACGCTATTCCCTGCGTTCTCTCGCACCGTGGGCGTGATGGCTGGCAAGCCTTTCAGCAAGCAGGTCACGCTGGGCGAGAACACGCCCGAGCGGATCGTTGAACTGTGCCAGGACATTGACGGCGAAGGCCGGAGCCTTCACGTCTTCGCGGCCGACCTGATGCAGGAGGCCGTGTCGTTCGGCTTCGGCGGCATTCTGGTGGACTTCACCCGTACCGAGGGGCAGGCCCGCACGCAGGCGGACGAGAAGGCCATGGGCGCTCGCCCGTACTGGGTGCACATCAAGCACGGGCAGATTCTGGGCTGGCGCACAGGCAAGGTGGCAGGCGTCACCGCATTGACGCAATTGCGGCTTGCTGAAACGGCCGAGGTTGACGACGGCGAGTTCGGCACCAAGGCCGTGAACCGCGTCCGTGTGCTGACGCCCGGAGCATGGGAACTGTACGAAGAAACGACGGGCGGTTACCAGCGGATCGACGGTGGGACAACCACGCTGCAGGTGATCCCGTTCGTCCCGGTCTACGGCCGGCGCGCAGCCTACATGATGGGCAAGCCGCCGTTGATCGACCTGGCGCACCTGAACGTCAAGCACTGGCAGAGCCAGAGCGATCAGGACACCATCCTGCACGTCGCGCGCGTTCCGATCCTGGCGACCATAGGAGCAGACGAGGCCACGATCACCGTTGGCGCATCGGCTGCCGTGAAGCTGCCCCAGGGCGCGGAGATGATGTACGTCGAGCACACCGGCGCGGCCATCGATGCCGGAGCAAAGTCGCTGGAGGCCCTGGAAGCGCAGATGATCCAGACTGGAGCAGAGCTGCTGGTCGCGCAACCCGGTGAACGGTCTGCCACCGAGGCAGAAATCGACGCCGAGGCGAACAAGTCGGAACTGCAGCGGATCGTGGAGACCTTCGAGGATTCCATCGACCAGGCGCTGCAGTTCACTGCGGATTGGCTGAACCTGCCCGAAGGCGGCAGCGCGTCGCTGTTCAAGGACTTCGCCGCATCCAGCCTGAGCGAGGCCACCGCCGCACTGCTGCTGCAGCTCCAGCAAGGCGGCGTCATCACGAAGCGCACGCTGATCCGCGAGCAGCAGCGTCGGGGCATCATCGCGCCGGACGTTGTGCCCGAGGACGAGTTGGAAGCCGTGAAGGAGGAAGGTCCCAGCCTGGGCAGCATCGGGGATGAGTGATGGAGAGCGTCAACGACCTCCTGCGCGATGAGGCCATCCGCCATCAGGTGGCACTACAAGGCCTGAGCAACAACGTCGTTGCCAGGATCATCGCCACGCTCAACCGCTCCGACAAGCGCATCCTTGCCGAGCTGGCCGAGAAGCTGGCGAGTATGGACGCCACGACGTTTTCCATGGAGCGCCTGGAATCGCTGCTGACCTCCATCAGGTCCATGAGCGTGCAGGCCTATGCGGAGATCGAGCGCGAACTCACCAAGGAGCTGCGCACTTTCGTCGCCTACGAGACGAGCTACCAGGCGCAGGTTCTCGCGACGCACGTCCCTGTGGGCGTTCATGTGGCGGGCGTAGCGCCTGATGCTGTCTATGCCGCAGCAATGTCTCGCCCGTTCCAGGGTGTGCTGCTGCGCGAGGTGTGGAAGGAACTGGACGCCAATAAGATGCGCAAAGTCCGCCAGGCCATCGCATCGGGATTCGTGGAAGGCAAGACGACAGACCAGATCATCCGAGAGCTGCGCGGGACCAAGGCGCGGGGCTACGCAGATGGCCTGCTGGAGGCGAGCCGCAGGGATGCGGAGGCGGTGACCCGCACCGCACTGGGCCACATGGCTCGGTTTGCGCAGGACAAGACAGTCGAGGCGAACACGGACCTGATCAAGGCGCTAGTGTGGTCATCGACCATTGACCTCAGAACAAGCCCGCCCTGTCGGGCTCGTGATGGGAAACAATACACGACGGCGCACAAGCCCATCGGGCACGCACTACCGTGGCTGGGTGGCCCAGGGGCGTTGCACTGGCGGTGCCGCAGCCATGCGACCTACGTGCTTCGCTCGCATGCAGAGCTAGGGATAGATGTTCCAGAGGTTGTTGTTATTGGCAGGACTCGTGCAAGCATGGACGGCCAACTGCCAGCCGAGACAACCTACGCGGATTGGCTCAAAAAGCAATCCGCTGCCCGCCAGGATGAAGTGCTCGGGCCTACCCGGGCAAAGCTCATGCGAGACGGGAACCTGCCGCTGGAGCGGATGTACTCGCAGAACGGGCGCTACCTGACGCTGGATCAGCTGCGAGACCAGGACGCGGCGGCTTTCAAACGGGCAGGGTTGTAGGCAGAATGGCGGCATGACCGTCAATGAACTGATCGCATTGCTATCGAGGCTGAGCGCAGAAGAGCGCGAGCTGCATGTGTATGCGGGTTGCAATTCGCAGGGCGATCCGGAGCCGGTAAATAAGCCGCAGATTCAGGCTGACGAAACGCCTCAATACGATGGGCGTGGAGACCAGATGGCTGGCAAGTGGATCACGCTTTGATCCCTGACCTCCGCATAGTCCCTCCCGCTGAACCAGACGCCAAGCAGGCGGTGATCGAACGCGTCAAGCGCATGCCGCGCCCGCCAGGCACCATCCAGTGCCCCAAGTGCGGTAGCCGCTCCATCATGACGGTTGTCAACGGCTCATGGATTGACGGCCAGGGCAAGTACCACCGAGGCACGGTTTGCGATGACAGGGTGTGCTACGACTGCCATCGCAAAGGTATTTGGACACCGATGATGCCAAGCCCGCCGAAGCTGGCGAAGGAACCCAAGCCGAGGCGCACGAAGCCGAAGGCTGTGAAGTAACCGATTCAGGTCGCACGACCAACCCAACAACCCGCCCCGAGCAATCGCGGCGGGTTTTTCATTGCCTGAACCCGGATGGGGGAGGGCGCTTCGGGCCGGATGGCCTACCCGTACTGAGGGCGGATGCCCAAGGAAACAGCAACCATGCCATTCAAATTCGACGCCAACGGCGCCATCGTTCTGCAAGAAGTCAACGGCCAAAAGCTCCCCGTATTCGTGGGTGCTGATGGCAAGGAGGCTCCTTTCGACGGCGACGCCACCGTCTCCACCATATCCCGCCTGAACGGCGAGGCCATGGGCCATCGTCAACGTGCCGAGAAAGCTGAGGCTGCCGTCAAGGCATTCGAAGGCATCACGGATCCCGCTGCGGCGATCAAGGCCCTGAACACCGTCAAAAACCTGGACGACAAAAAGCTGGTTGACGCCGGAGAAGTCGAGCGGGTGAAGGACGAGGCCATCAAGTCCGTGAAGGCCCAGTACGAGCCCATCGTGCAGGAGCGTGACACGCTCAAGGCCGACCTTTTCAACGAGAAGATCGGTGGGGCGTTCGCACGGTCGAAGTTTATTGCCGACAAGGTGGCCATGCCGGCCGACTTTGTGCAGGCGGCCTTCGGCAAGCACTTCACGGTGGAGGGCGGCAAGATCGTCGCGAAGGATGCGAACGGACAGCAAATGTTCAGCCGCACTCGTCACGGTGAGCCTGCCGACTTCGAGGAATCGCTGGAAATTCTGGTGGACAGCCACCCGCAGAAGGCATCGATCCTCAAGGGGTCGGGGGCATCTGGTGGTGGCGCAGGAAGCAGCAATGGCGCTGGCGGGCAGAAAACCATGGCTCGCGCTCAGTTCGAAGCGCTCGACCCCGCCGCACGCGCTACGGCGATAAAGGCGGGAACGACCGTCACGGACTGAAAGCCACCTCTTCCAACTATGGGCCGCAATGAGCGGCCTTTTTCATTTCTGAAAGGCCAATCATGGCAAACACCCTGACCTCCCTCATCCCCACGCTCTACAACGCGCTGGACGTGGTTTCCCGCGAACTGGTGGGCTTCATCCCTGCCGTGACTTCCGACATGACCTACACCCGCGCCGCCGTGGGCCAGACGGTCATGTCGCCTGTCGTGCCCGCGGCGACTGCATCGGACATCACGCCTGCCGTGACGCCCCCGAATGACGGAGACCAGACCATTGGCAATGTGCCCATGACCATCACCAAGGCTCGCCGCGTGCCGGTGCGCTGGAATGGTGAGGAAAAGCTGGGCCTGGACAACAACGGCGCCAGCTACAACGCTATCCTGTCCAACCAATTCCAGCAGGGCATGCGGACGCTGGTCAACGAAGTGGAATCCGATCTGGCTTCGCTGCACATCAACGCCTCCCGCGCCTACGGCACGCCCGGCACTGCTCCGTTCGGCACTGCCGCCGACTTGAGCGATTCGGCCGGTGCGCTGCGCATCCTCGAAGAAAACGGGGCGCAGGGCCTGGACTTCCAGCTCGTGCTGGGCACCGCGGCTATGGCGAACCTGCGCGGTAAGCAGTCCGTGCTGTTCAAGGTGAACGAGTCCGGTCGCGAAGACATGCTGCGCAACGGCATTACCGACCGCCTGCAAAACCTCGCGCTGCGCCAGTCGGCCCAGGTCAAGAGCTTCACTGCTGGCACCGGTGCATCGGCCACCACGAACGCGGCGGGCTATGCCGTGGGCGCCACCACCATCACCCTGGCTTCGGCCGGTACGGGCACGATCCTGGCTGGCGACGTGATCAGCTTCGCGGGCGACCCGAACAAGTACGTGGTGGTGACCGGTGATGCCGATGTGTCCAACGGTGGTTCGATCACGATTCAGGCTCCCGGCCTGATGAAAGCGATCCCAGCCGCCGCGACGAACATCACCGTGTCTGCTGCCAGCGCGCGCAACATGTTCTTTGCCCGCTCGGCCATCGCCTTGGCAACCCGCGCCCCAGCGCTGCCTGCTCAGGGCGACTCGGCGGTGGACCGCATGGTCATCACCGACCCCCTCACGGGCCTGTCCTTCGAGGTCTCGATGTACGCCCAGTATCGCCAGATGCAATACGAAATCGCACTGGCCTGGGGCTGCGCCGCCATCAAGAAGGAACACATCGGCCTGCTGTTGGGCTGATGTTTCGCCGGGGCTTCGGCCCCGGCATGCCTTGAAAGGACTGACATGGAAACGATCAAAGTGAAGCCTTGGGGCGAAGGCCAGGGCGAATACGTGCTGGTGAACAAGGAAGACTTCGACCCGGCAATTCATGTGTTGCTGGATTCGGCAGACGGCAAGCTCCCCGAGGCCCAGCAGCGCGCTATCCTGATCGCCGAGCTGCAGGCCAAGGGCGTTGAGTTCGATGAATCCTGGCCCACGGACGAACTGCGGGCGCTGAGTATCACCAAGCCCGAAGTTCTGGTCGAAGCCAAGAAGCGCGGCCGCCCCGCGAAGGCCTGAATATGGCCCTGATCGTCGCCCCCGCAGAAGGCTACGACAGCCTGGTGAGCTTGGCGGATGCCAATGCGTACTGCGCCGACATGGGGCACGCTGGCTGGACTGACGCGGACGAGGCGAGGGAAGCGGCCCTTCGCCGCGCCACGCAGTACCTGCTGACGCGCTACAGCATCCTGCCCGAGTACCTGGATCCCGTGCACAAGAACGTCAAGGCCGCGTGCTGCGAGGCCGCCTTGCGTGCGCTGTCGGGGGCACTAAGTGCCGATGTATCCGCCGCGGTGGTGACTGAGAAGACCGTGGGACCGATCACCGTCGCGTACGACACGAACGTGCGGAATGGCGGGCAGACCCGCTTCGCCATCCTCGATGACCTGCTTCGCGGCCTGACCGATGGCATGGCGGGCATGGTGCGACTTGTGAGGGCGTGAGATGAATCGACACCAGCATCCGACCAATAACGCTGTTCTCGGTGCGCCCAAAGGGTGGGATCAGAACGAACTGCCGTGCGGCGCACTGCCCATCACCCGGACTGAGTGCGATGGCGTGCCCGCCGTGGTCAGCTATTGGATGCCGACCGCTGAGGAACTGGCTTCCTTGAATGCCGGGAAGCCTCTGGCGTTGTGGGTGGTGGGCAACACCATGCCACCTGTGGCATTGACGGTGGACGCGTGAGCAAGCCGCCCAAAGTCACGTTCCGCAAGCCTGAGCCGCTGCAGGACTGGTACTGTGACCGCGAAGGCCATCACTACTCCGTAGCCCGCCTTGTGGATGACTCCAAGGATCTGCCGGTGTTCGAGGTGCCCGTGGCTG